AATATTATAGTCGGATGGCCGCCACGTGTCCATTTGTACCCTATGGAACTCCTACCTATATATTGGCACCATTACACCGATTCATAGAGACTTTTGAAGAGAGCTCAATCGGTGTACAAGCTCTTATTTACAAATATGCCACCGCCAAAACGTTTTAAAGTAAACGCCAAAAATTATTTCCTCACTTATCCCAGGTGCTCCATCTCCAAAGAAGAGGCACTTTCCCAATTATTAGCATTAGAAACCCCAACCAATAAGAAATATATCCGTGTATGTAGAGAATTACACGAAGATGGAGCACCTCATCTCCATGCTCTGTTGCAGTTCGAAGGAAAGTTCCAGTGCACGAATTGTAGATTCTTCGACTTGCGACATCCCCAACATTCAAATGTCTGTCATGGGGAATACAAATCGTGTAAATCCTCCTCCGACGCCAAATCATACATCGAGAAGGGTGGAGATTACATCGAATGGGGTACTTTTCAGATCGACGGCAGATCTGCTAGAGGAGGTCAACAGACAGCTAATGATGCAGCAGCAGAGGCATTAAATGCTGCATCAAAGGACGAAGCCATGCAGATAATAAAGGAGAAGCTTCCGGAAAAGTTCTTATTTCAGTATCACAATCTGTCCAGTAACCTGGACAGGATATTCTCTAAGCCTCCGGAGCCATGGGCTTCTCCATTCCCCCTCTCCTCATTCACTAACGTGCCAGACGAGATGAAGGATTGGGTTGCTCAGTATATTGGGCTTGATGCCGCTGCGCGGCCTGTCCGACCTGTTAGCTTGATCATCGAGGGGGATAGTAGGACCGGGAAGACGATGTGGGCTCGTGCATTAGGCCCACATAATTATTTGAGCGGGCACCTAGACTTCAATTCTAGGGTTTACTCGAACGAAGTGGAGTTCAACGTAATCGATGACGTAAGCCCGCATTATCTAAAGTTAAAGCACTGGAAGGAACTTATCGGGGCCCAAAGGGACTGGCAATCCAATTGCAAGTACGGAAAGCCTGTTCAAATTAAAGGAGGGGTTCCTTCAATCGTGCTCTGCAATCCAGGCGAGGGGGCTAGTTATAAAGATTTCCTCGACAAAGCTGAAAACTCAGCTCTCAAAGCCTGGACATTACATAATGCGACGTTCGTCTTCCTCGACTCCCCCCTCTATCAAACCTCAACACAGGGCGGCGAAACGGAGAATAACTCGTCGTAGGCGCATAGACCTTAACTGCGGGTGCTCAATATACATCCATATCAATTGCGCCGATCATGGATTCACGCACAGGGGAACTCATCACTGCGCCTCAGGCAGAGAATGGCGTGTATATCTGGGAGGTAGACAATCCCCTTTATTTCAAGATGTACAGAGTAGAGGTCCCGTTATACACAAACACCAGGGTATATCACATCCAGATCCGGTTCAACCACAACCTGAGGAAAGCATTGGATCTCCACAAATGCTTCCTGAACTTCCAAGTCTGGACAACATCGATTCAAGCTTCTGGGACGACTTATTTAAATAGATTCCGATCGTTAGTGTTCTTGTATCTAGATCGCTTAGGCGTTATTACCATTAACAATGTAATTAGAGCTGTTCGATTCGCAACGGCTAGACGTTATGTCTCCTATGTACTCGAAGATCATTCAATAAAATTCAAAATTTATTAATTCCGGACCGAATCGTAAAAGTAGATACGAATCTTAAGCGTTGCGTACACGGGGTTAGATGCATGCGTACATGCCATATACAATAATAGGGCGTTCTCCGTATGATTCTCGTATCTAGCAGCTTCCTGATTGTTGTAGACCACATGAGTGTTGACCTTCCAGAAACGCTTGACCAGCGCCTGTTCATTGCTAGCGTACTGTCCACCTGTAACCTTGGCATAAAACCTGTGCATTACCTGGAAACGGTCACGGAGATCGTTCTTCACGGTTGCAGTGCTGGGCTCGTTGTCAAACATGTTAAATAAATGCCCAAAATCCATAGCCGTACCGGTCGGTTTACGATCTCTCACCAGCCAGAACATGACGCTGTTGGTGTGGTTCTTCAACTTGATGTTCTCGTCCATCCATATCTTCCCTAAAATGTAAACAGACTTGACGCAAAAACGTTTCCCGACACGATGTGTAATACCGTTACCACGGGTGACATCAGATATACAGATCACCTTCCCAGTATGTGAGACATCGTGGCGCTGCTCATACGACTGGACTTTACATGGGCCTTCACAGCCTTTGGGTACGTCGGGCGATCTTAGCGTCCGATATATCCTGGGCTTCCTGTACATGGGCCTGTTAGTCCAAGCGGCGGCCTTATCAAACTTTGACCCAAAACCCCCGCGAGGGGAATAATTGAGAGCCCGACTAACCTTCGAAGTTCCCGCCATCGAGCGCCACGGGGCATCGCGCTTAGGCATTTTGAATTAAAGCATGACGGTTAAACATAGGTTTAACTTTATATAACGGTTAAACTTGGGCGCCAAGGACTTTAACGCATATCTAAGCTTGTCAGAGTCAAAATGATTGGTCGATTCCAAACGGTTATACTTTAATTTGAATTAAAGCTCGAACGGGTCCGCGGGGCGGATCTCAAAAATGCGCTCAATTAATTTCGCGGAATTCAAAAATGCGCTTAACTGAATCGAACGGTCCCCAGGGCTCCACGTGGGGGGGGCAAAAAATCGCGCGGCCATCCGGT